CAAAGTAGAATAACCAGTTAGTTTGATACTTAGCAGAATCCCACTTACTTGTTTTGTCTATAGGAAATACTGTTGTATCTACTACGGTCCATTTTGGTTCTGTATGATCAAGCATCAATGCAAACGGTTTCTTTGCAACTAAAAATTCTGTAATCTTTGCTCGTGTGTTTTCGTCGAAGATTCTCGGAAACGCAGGCACAGCCGCAGATATCTTGCAGTTGAAATTTATTGATTTATCTATTTCTATTACGCCATGACCAGCGTGGGTTAAACCTGTGTAATTGCCTGTATCATCTTCTTGGCCAAGTCCATCACCTTTAATGTCATTGATAATAGTCCATACTTCTCCTGCGGTGCCAGCTAACTTTAACAAACTACCCGGTCTAATAGATCGCATGTCTCCCCAAGTTGTTAAACCCATCCTAATAGGCAAAGTGGATGTGCTAGTTTCTGTAACAAAACCGTTGGAACTTGCGGTATCTACATAAGCACTATGCCATGTATAATCTTTGTTGGCAAAATTAAGTAGTTTAAATTTATTTGTACTACCGTCATTGTCTAAGTCTAGTTTACCGTAATAGAAGTTTAGCAAGTTAATATCGCTGAGTTTTATTTCAATTTGCTTTTCAATAAAGTCGATAGGACGAACCCCTGACTTATCGGCTACTGCTACACTTTTTATATCTTCGTTGTAATAAATGTATCCGTCGTCGGCAAATTCTACTAAAGGTCTGCTTTTGCCAGTTGGATCATTTAAGTCAACATATCTGCTATAACCCGAGAACGTTCTGTTTTCAACTTTTAACAACAGCGAGTCGTTGTTTAATGTTGGTAAGAAACCTGCGTAGTCGTCACCTGTGACCATGCGGTTTTTACTGTAAAACGCTTCTGGTGCGTTGGCTTTGATTTCGTCTACATTTTCACTAGGGATGCCGGTGGTCATGCTTTCTTGCAATTTAACTGTTAATTGCAATGTGTGACTTTCTCCGTCAGCGTTTACGTAATCTATTTCAAATGTCTTGTTGTTTACATCGCCGGATTTAACTTTAAGGAAATCATTTTCTGCAACACGATACCATACACGGATAATACCTTCTGCGTTATTACTGAATAAGCCGTCACCGAATTTAATACTGGTGATATCGGCATCGCTGTAAATCACTTCAAACAAGTCTTTATTAGAATTACCAAAGTTATTAACAACAAGGTTACTATAGTCAATGGCGCCAACGCGAGTCCAGTTCTTTACCACGTTGCCTTGCATATCTAATGTTTGCACATAGAAATCGTCTTCACTAATGTTTGCAGTGTTGGTTAAATCTATAACTGCATTAGCCCTTGGAGCATCAAATCTAAATGATTGATTTAACTGAACGCCTTGTTTAACTAAACAGAAGAAGCCTGTGCGAATACTACCTGTACCACGGCCGTCGTTGCGATACAACATACTGAATGCTGTACTTTCAGTTGGGTTAACTTGTTGAATGATTCCTGCGTCACTTAGTTGTACTGGCAGAATGTCAAAGCCATATTCTCTATTGTTAATGTTAGCAGGAATAGGATATTCTGTTTTTCTATTGATGTTGTTAAACTGATAAATCTCAAACTTGTCGCCACTAACTGTATTAACTACCTTTTGTGCAGGTGCGCCAAATTTATTATTGGTAGACAATGCACTGTCGATGATTTTAATAAACTGTTCGTATTCTAATTCACTTGGATCTGCACCCCAAGTAATTAACTGATTAGCCAAGTTGAAGCCTGTGCTGTCGATTAACTGTTCTGTGGTTTTTACTGCAACTACTTGTAATAGGCCTTCGGCTGGGCGAACACGCTTAGGTTTATAACTAAGCATACGTGCAATACGTAATACACTTTCTCTCTTTTCCGCAGTATCTAGAATATTTTCGCGGGCATTTAAGTCCATACGGAAACTTAAATTCTGTCCAACAAATGCCACTAAGTCAACTAAGGCTACGAATTCACTGCTTTGAATGTAGTCATTATATTCTTCTGGGTAGTTTAGTTGTAGGTATTGAATCATTGCGCTACGTAAAGTGTCAAAGTCGTAACTTTGAAACTCTGCGTTCTTGAAACTGGTGTAAACTAATCTCCAGTCTTCTGCGCCATATAAGTTTTCTTGCCTTATTGATGCTGACATTTTTATTCCTGTAATGTTTGTTCGCTAAGGTTTCTAGAAAAACTAGCGAATAAATCTGTTTCTGTAGCGGTAGGAACATAGTATAATCGCATACTAACTTCTATGCTACTTTCATCAGGACTGTCTGTGACGATTAACTGTAGCAGTTGAAATCGCGGATCTTTGCTGACAATCCTAATTGTATCTTGTTCTAATGTTGCTTTTACTTCTTCAGTTAAAGGATCGAACAATAGATCCCACACCACATAACCAAAACTAGGGCTCATGAGCCTTTCGCCTTTTTTAGTGTAGATTTCGTTGAGTAGATCCTGCTTGGCGAGGTCCACATCATAGAGACGCCAGTCGGTGTGCTCTTTGTTAACTGTAGAAAATCCTTTAAACTTACGCATGTAAGTATTTATTTACAGATAATCTATGTAGTTAATGAAGCGTCTTATTTTTGAATTCTGGGAGATTGTTTTCGTTAACCATGCGTTGAATATGCGCCACACAGCTCTCTAGTAGCTTGTAGTTCATACTTTCTTTGTCAACGCCAAGCGGGGTCAACAGCTCAAGGGTGCCGTTATCTTTGAAAACTAGGGCACAATCCGTATGCCCTAGTTTTATATCGTCTGCGCTGATTGTAGTTTTTTCGGCTTCGCGCATATTATCCGTTAGATGCTTCTAACGGACTGTCGTAGCCCAAATACTCTGCCCATGCAGGGTCTCGCATTTGATATTGCTGGTTGCGGGACTGCTTAACCATTTGCCAATAGTTAGGTTCTTTTGGCTCGTTCATCGGGTCCAGTGCTTTGGCACCTTTCAACCAGTTACAAGTACCACAGCAAGTAACAATGTTCTTCCAGCCATAGCCACCGCCTAAGCTTTTTGGCTTAACGTGGTCTAAGGTTAGATCCTTGGCTGTGAACTGCTCGCCGCAATATTGGCAAGTATAGTTGTCCCGAAGGTACACCATTTTACGGTTGAAAACCACTTTGTGACGTGGCTTTACGTACCTTGTAGTCATAACAATACTTGGAACCGGCATAGTCAGCTTTTGGCTGTGGACGTTCCAATCGTCGTGATCTTTGACTACTATAACCTTTTTAAGGAATAGCAATTTAATTGCCAACTGCCATTCGATCACGCTAGGCGGGATCATGCACAAGGGTTGGCCGTCTCGGTTTAAAAGTAATGTGTCGCTCATATCTATATTTACGTCAAAAGAACTTGACTACTAAGTAAATGAAATGCTATTATAGCATCAATTCAATTAAAGAGCAAGGAGTTTTTAATGGATCTCTCTAGCATCGACAACCACATACGCCACGTCACCCGCGAGCATGACAAATTGGACGCAGAAATCGAACGTGTTCTGCGACAGAAAAGTTGGAACGAATTCGACGTAGAAAACCTTAAAAAAACCAAATTAAAGCTCAAAGACGAGTTGAGCAAACTTCACCGACGACGCTACGACCTTGCTCAGGAAGTAGATTGGGACGATGATCGTTAACTTAACTGTAAGCCAAATCCAAACGCTAATCGAACAAATTAACGCTGAAATAACGTATCAGCATCGGTTGAACTTGGCTGGTTGCAAAATTGGCATAGACACTTCGGCTCCAGACGCAGAAGTGGTTCAGTTGTTGGGACTATGCTACCAACTTAAAAATGTTTTGCTGGTTGAGCAAACCAAACAGGGCCAGGCCGAACAGCAAGCCCGATACCTTACTGAACGCAGAAATATGTTGCTTGATTATTTGCAAATAATCACTGACAATGACTTAAAAAATGCTGTACAAAGTATACAAGCAGAGTTACAAAATATAGTAAAAAGTACACATTTTGACACCAAAATAGATGTAGAAATCGACGAATCTACGCACACATTGCTGGTATCGAAAAACATCATAAATTGACATAAATTGGCTGTGGCACTATAATAGTGAAACAGTAAGAAATTTGGAGATCCTTATGTCAGAACAATGTTGGCGTGTTATTAGTTCCCTTGAGGACCATAACGCTCGCACAAACAAAGAAGCTATTATTCTCGTCCAGGCCCAAGCAGGCAATGACGAATTTTTCCGCGGGTGTCGCTTGGCACTTGATCCTATGATTACGTTTGGTATTAAACAAGTGCCCGAACGTGACGGACCCGATGGTCCCGGTGTTGACTGGGAGACATTTACACTTACCCTTACAGGTTTTGTTAATCGCAGTTTCACTGGCAACCTTGCCCGTGACACTATTAACCAGCTCATGGCCAGTTGCACTAATAAGCAATGGAATGGGTGGTATCGTCGCATCCTTATCAAAGACTTGCGTTGTGGCGTTAGCGAAAAGACCATTAACAAGGTCGTAGAAAAGAAATGGCCCGAATATGCAGTTCCTATTTTTAGTTGCCAGCTTGCTCATGATAGTGCTAATCATGAAGCCAAGGTTACTGGACAAAAACTTATCGAAGTCAAACTCGATGGCGTTCGCGTTCTTACTATTGTTTATCCAGATGGCCGTGTTGATCAATTTAGTCGCAATGGTAAAGAGCTGGTGAACTTTCCGCACATCAAAGCTCAGTTTGCCCGAACTGTCACTGGTATTACCGAGCCTGTTGTGTTCGACGGCGAGATTATGAGCTCCAGTTTCCAGGATCTTATGAAGCAGGTGCATCGTAAAAGTGATGTAGAAGCCGGCGACAGCGTGTTGCACTTGTTTGACTTTTTGACCTTGGATGCGTTTAATAAAGGCTTCTGGGATCGCAAGCAAGTTGATCGCAGTGAAAAACTCAAAGCATGGAAAGACCTGTGGGCCGAAGAAACTCCCAGCATTGAAATTGTATCCCAAGAACTTGTGGACTTGGACACCGATGCTGGCCAGAAACGTTTCCGTGCTATTAACCAAAGCGCCATTGATGGCGGCTATGAAGGCATTATGATTAAGGACGTCAATGCTCCTTATGAGTGCAAGCGTAGTGTGGCTTGGCTCAAGCTCAAGCCTTTTATCGAAGTTAGTCTCGGCGTTATCGGTGTTGAAGAAGGCACTGGTAAGAACGTGGGCAAGCTGGGCGCATTTATTTGCGAAGGCGAAGACGACGGCAAATTGATCACAGTTAATGTGGGTAGCGGTTTTACAGACGAGCATCGAGACGACTATTGGACCAACCGAAACAAAATGCTGGGTATGGTTGCTGAAGTTCGCGCCGATGCTATCACACAAAACCAAGACGGTACTTACAGTCTGCGATTCCCCCGCTTCAAAGGCTTCCGTGGTTTTGCAGTCGGAGAAAAGATGTGAACCGGCAAGACGTTATGCTTATCGTAGTTACGCTCTG